CCCGGAGCCAATGGTCGGAGTGTAAGCAGTCCAGTCGTAGTTTTGCTGGTCTGGACGAACGGCTAGCTCTGATTGAGAAGGAAACCTTACAATCGAAAACTGCGTTCTATTATTTCCAGCAGCATTGTCGATGATAGCTGAGTTACCAACTGAAGACCCATAAAGCTCAAATGTCCTGTCGCCGGCTGCGGTATATGTGAACCATCCCTCGACAACCATGCCTGCATACGCGCCGTTGCTTACTTGCGATCCGTTGCCACGACCGCTCGTCGTTGTGCCGTCGCTGATCGTATAAGAGTTGTGATTTGTACCGCCAGAAATGCCGGCTTCTGCAGAGAAGATCACCCGATATGTGCCTGGAGGTAGACCAGTCACAGTAACCTTAGGCAGATCGACGTCAGTAGTCTGAATCGTTCCAGGACCAAGGTTACTTTCAACTGTAGGCCCAGGACAAGCAGCGGTCGTTCCGAACGATCCTAAAGCAGTATTTGATCTGCTCCACGTACAAGACGAAGTCGTAGCGAAATATGCGGATCCAATAAAGGTCGCTTGGCTTACGTTCGTTAAGTTTGTAGCGAGTCCGATAAAGCAATCGTCGACATAAATTTCGGGCTCGTTAGAAGAGACACTCGTTAAGCGGATCTTTAAAGTCGATCCACCTGCAGGAAAAGTAAAATAAACATATGTGTTCTGAAACGTACCACCTGTAAAACTTAACGTTGCAGGAGCTACAATATTCTGCGAACCGTCATAAACGGTAAGCGTATGTGTTGGGGTGACTCCAACGGCCGATTTTGTCCCGCAATATGCAATACCCGTTCTTCCGGCTAAACCATTCGGCACTGTCATATAGGCAGAATCTAAGGTTTGGCCTGAAGCGTTAGAATCCCAATCAAATCCGCGAGACCCAGTACCTTTTGCGGTAGAGTTTACTGTTTTGGTAGCTCCGCCAGATGCGCTCCATCCATAGCCTCCGTTTTCGAAGCCTGGGTCTTGCAGGAAGTTTTGATTTACGATCTCTGCGGCAGGAATTGGATTTTGAGATGCAATCGCAGGCGAAATCAGGGAAGCGATTAAAAGTAATATGAGAGAATTTTTTTTATTCATATTTTTCTCCTTAGCTAAACTTCACGTCTGTGGCGTTTGGAAGCATTCGAAGATCCGCAGTATCGCTATCGGTTCCGCGATAAAGTCTGACCTTGATCACGTCTCCAGCAGAAACTGCAACGCTATTAATTTGGCCACTTGAATCCGTGACGTCCAAAACGTGCTCTGTAAGTTGTTTGGCGACAGTGTTTGTTATAGCAGAGTTTGTCGTCGTTCTCTGATTCGTCGTCGAATCGAAAGCGTCTGTCGCCTTTCTAATAAGAGTCGATTGAGCTTGAATGAGCTGAGTGTTTGAGCTCGAAGGACTATAGGTTGAAACGTAAATTTTGATCTGAGCTCCTGAAGTATAGCTGTTAGGAATCTTGACAGCGGCATATAGCTCTTGAGCAAGTCCTGCTTGGAATAATCTTACGATTTCACCGTTTTCTTCTGAATCAACAGGAGCAGTTCCTGAAATTGCTTTCCACGTAAAACCTGCTCCGCCACCACCGCTTCCGCCAACGGCCTTCCAGCTTCCGGCGTATCCCTCGAACTGGCTTAGATCCGAATTGTATCGAATTAACCCGTTAGTTCCTGTTGGCCGCTGGGCGGTTGTGCCGATCGGCATCAATACAGCGCCAGTGCCATTGTGCTGTGTGTATGTTGCAGCATCGAACGTCATCACCGCTGCGCCGTTGACCACGACAGCAAACTTGTTTGCTGAAATACGATAAAGGCCTGTGTCTGTGTCGCCGGCAAAGGCGATGTCAGGAGATCCGACAGTCACAGCTGAGTTTAGAACCAACTGTCCTGTAAGGGTTCCGCCTGATTTCGACAGCAAGCCAAGATTTGTGGCGTCGATCGTGCCAAGCGTAATCCACGCTGTGTCGTCTTGCTTGCGCATCTTCAGGAGACTGTTTGTCGTATCGACCCACAGCATTCCTGGAAAAGTTGTCGTTGGCGCAGAAGTCCCAGAGTTCAGAGAGACGATCGCAGAAAGCGCATCATTTAAGTCTGATCTAAAATTAACTCCGGTCTGATTTGCAAGATTATAGTCGTGTTGGCTCATAAATTATCTAAGCTACCTTTCTGCCATATCCTTTAGCGAGCACATAGAAATTTCTTGAAACAGCAGTGCTGCCCGAATTTTTAAATAAGATATCAAATCCATCAGTGGTCACGTTGCTAATCGAGTAGTAATCGCCTGAATTCATGTTAACAGCAGTGATCGCTATGCTCGGTGCGGCATAAAACGGGAAACCGTAAGAAACTGAATAGGTGCCTGCGCCGCTCGTAAATGGCCCGAGATATTCGTCTCGGTCGAGCATATCCAAAACGACCTGAAGGTTTTTTATGAAGAGGTTGTGCCGCGTGTCACCGGTCGTACAGATCAGCTGAAACTGAAATCCTCGAGCAGTGTATTCGCCGGCGCTGATGCGCTTCCAATCCGTCCATGTCGGAGAACTCGATGGATCGTCTTCTGTGGTGCGAACATAGAGCTCAGCGTTCACATCGTTGACTGTATCACCGTCGATATCGTCCCAGGTGTCTATCAGAGTTGTTCGGCTATCGATAACAGTTCCGACATCGTAGGCCTCAAGATTGATGGTGCTGTAAATTCTTGTTGGCCAAACGCCTCCCAGATCCGTCACATTCTCGAAGTCATACGTTCCGCTTGAAGAAATCTCCCCTGGGAAATCTATACTACCAACGTCATCAATGAGCGGTAAGTCATCCCATAACGTTCCGTCAGACAGAACCAAAGCGCCATTGAGCGTATCAATGGACATGTTCGTTTTAGTTCCAGCGAATGTTGGATCTTCTGTGATCGTGTCGACGATGTTTTGAGTCTGCGCATAAGGAATAGTCGTTACGATCAAAACTTCATTCAGCGAATAGTTTCCAGACGAGTCGACAAACTTCGCCATGTACGTTCCGTTTAACAGCGGAGCCACGGCACTAGTCGCAGTCCCTGGAGCTGCAGGGATAATGTCGATTGCATCACGCCATGCCTGATCTATAATTTTAGGCGTATGCCGAATTCTTACTTGTCCTCCGACAAGAACGTCGAGATCGGTTGCCTGTCTCCATGTCAAATAGGCCTGACCTGCGTTTGGGATCATAGAGAAGCCCTGAACGTCGACAGGAGGAGCGAGTTTCCCGTAAGCCTCAGTTGTGAGCTGAGATACGGCCGATGACTTGCCGATCGCATTCAACGCCACGACTTGGAATGTGTAACTGCCTGGCTGAGTGTCGAGGATATCGATCTCGTTTACGCTGGTTTGATTGAGCTGTATGAAGTTCTCGTTATCGCGTCTATACCGAACAATGTAAGAAACAGCGCGATCAACCTTGCTCCATGAAAGAGTGATTTTAGATTTCACTTCAGTTGCTGTCTGATACAGCGACTCGGTCACGATTAAATTTTGAGGCGCCTCAGTTGCAGCTTTAAGAAGCGAATAGCTCTTTGGCTCAAGTAAAATATCTTCTTCGACGAAATCGAATTTATCTGGATCATGCTTTAGAGCAGTAACTTCATATGTGCGAGAATCAGAATCCTCTTTGATTGAGATCACACGGAAAGTCTGAGGTTCAACCGCATCACTCTTTAGGACCCAAACAGACTGAGTAAGCGGCGCTGTGCTGTAACCTGGCTGGACGGTTATTACTCTACCCGCCTGGCCGACGACTGTTCGTTCTTCTACGGCGCCGGTAGGCAATAAAACGGAAAGGGTATTTCCTGAGATAGATCCAGAGATGTCTTGATCGATTGTGATTGCAGTCGTCGTTGCACTTGAGATCCTTCCGCCAAGCCTTGCTCCTGCGCGCGCTGGATCGGCTATTTGAATGATCTGGCCTGGTCGGCCGACAATGCCTTCTAAGCCTGTTCTGAAAGTGACGCTCTCGCTTTCGAATTGCTCCGTATAGAGAAGCCATTTCCCAAGCCTGTGAGCCTGACCACGCGAAGTGCAACCGAACGCCACGACTTCGGCTTGCTGAACTCCGAACTTAGCGATTGCATTCTGGTCCTCAACGTATTCGACTTTTTGTTTGTAGAAATCCGCAGGATCATTCCAGGTCACAAGCGCTACCGAGTGTCTCGCCTTGGCTGAAGCCCCTTGATAGAGAAAGCGTCCGTCGACAACGTTTGATGTGTTGAAGATATATGCCGCGTCCTGTGGAGAGTCCTGAGACGCGGTCACGGAGCCTGCAGCCCAATAAATCATCCCACGGAAAACAGACGCCAAGCTCTGAAGCACCGTGTAGGCTTCGCCTCGATCTGCGAGCATCAAATTACAAGTGAAACGAGGCTCCATCCCGCCGAAACCATCGGGCACGAGCGCGTCGCAGTATTGAGAAATCTCGTATAGCGCCCATTTGTCGACCTGGTCCTCAGGAACGAACGAACCTAAGCCGTATCGATCGCTCGTGAGAAGATCATAGAAAACCCAAGCCGGATTATCACTCCAGAGCGTTTGAAACGTTCCGTCCCAAATACCTGTGTAAACACGTGTTGTTGGATCGTAGTTTGAAGGCACCTTAATTTTAAGGAGTTTCACGTCGTAGTAACGGGTTGGCACTTGCTCGAACTGTTGAGAGTCTAAACGAGCGGCGACAATGGCTGAGTTTGGATATCGAAGCTTAGCGTCGACAACTTCTGTGTACGCTTCGAAATAGGTTTTATTGACGAGGTATTGGATCGCCGAATCGGCCGTCTCTCTTTGAAGTCTGATATTCCACGGAGCAGATCCCGTCAGTTGAACGGAGATATCGCGCTCATATCTGCTCGATGATTTTCCGGTAATTACGCAGTCTGCGACCTGAGTGAAAGACCCGCCATTCGGTTGAACCCAAAGTGTAAGCTCAACGGATGACCCATGAACGTCGCCTGTGCTTGTGTCAGTGCTTGTGATCTGAGGAACGAGAACTCTGACCCTTACGCGATTTACATTTGGATCTGTGATCTGCCTGACTACGCCGTTTGTCGCTGGATCGCCGCCATTCTTTACTTCGACTCCAACGGCCGTTTCATTTTCAACTGTCGTAAAGCCGTCGATATAGGTCTGATCCTGCGTTCCGTTACGCGTGTCATACGTAACGCCTGTGAAGTTGAAACTCCCATCTTCGTTTTGGAGTTGTGTCTCATCGAAGAAAATCGATTTCGCTCCGTCGACTAGACCTTCGATCTCGCCTTCAGAAATCAAATCCATTACGCGCAAATATGCTTTAGACCGTAGGGTATCACTATCCTCAACAGGGACGTGAGTTGTCGGAGAAGAATCTCCCCCACCAGAACCAATGACCTTTACTCGTCTCTTTCGGTCATGGCTCTTCATACGTCTCGATTCCGGCGCTGATGACTGCAGATCCGACGATCATTCGTCCGTATCCAACAGGCACTGGAACTCCCTGCGCCGATACGTTTACAGGCCCGCTGAAAATGTATGAGTTTTTTAAATCAGGCTGAGACGGTGAATTTTCTACGGGAGGCTTTGTGAGTAGCGTTGCCACACCACCGATAATGAAAGCGGCTCCCATCGTTCCTAAAATTTGCGCGGATAGTGGAATGCCTGCTCCGGCCGTTCCGACTGCGATGACAACCGCAGCTGCGACAAGCGCAACGCCGATGAGAACTTGAACCCAAGGTGATTTAGATCCCATCACGACAGGCACAATTCGAATGATGTCGTTTTTTCCGATCGGATTGTGAATATCTGAATATTTCTTAACCGAAGTGCCGCCCATGAAAACTCTGAAACCAACGTTGTGCTGGTGAGCTCCACACATATAGGCTTCAAAGCCTTTGAAGTTTGCTTTGAGAGCGCGGATCGCCTCAGCCGCGTTTTTCACGGCCATGCGATGATGCTTTCCAAACCTCTTGGCGAGCTCTCCGTAGAGAATTATCGTTTTCATTTCGTGCCTGTATATCTTACTACCATTCGAGTGTTCTTCTTCCAGTATCCTCCGAAAATTTCTCTGCACGAGAGTCGATTCATGACATGGTGCAGGATAATTCCTTGACCCAAATAAATCGCAGCGTGATTGATGACCTTCGAATGAATTTGCATGAAAAATAGGTCACCGGTTTGAACCTGATCGATATCGACGGGTTCGAAGCCAGCCTTTTTAAAGTTTTCGAGATAGAGATTTTCGCCTTTGAGCCACCACTCTTCTGACCGATCGAAGTCGAGCAGCTCAACGCCGCGGTTCTCTTTGAACCAATCTCTTACCAGAGAATAACAGTCGAGAACTCCATGAACGAATGGACGGCCGATCAGCGGAGCCTTGTATCCCGAAGGCCTGAGCTCTTCCCACAAGCCCACAGGAACGGCGACGATGAACCAGGGTAGCCCAGAGGCCTCACAAGATACTTTGTCCGCTTGTGAAGGCTTTGCGCTTACG